CGGCGACTGGAACGCATGTAACTTTTCCAGCGGTTGCTTTAACACCGTAGAACAAAAGATATATTTGTTTAATAATCCGTCAAAGTGGACGTATTTGGACTGGCTCAATAGCGAGGCGCGCGGCCTGCTGAGAACTATGCCCCAAAAACTTGAATATGTTTCAATAAACGATATGACGGAAGAGGAAAAAGGAAAACACTCAAAGGCAGAAACGACCGGCGGATATTTAAGAAAAGTAGATACAACCAAAGCAGCTAATCACTGGTGGAAAGACCTGAGCGAAAGGGAAAAAGAAATTATCAAGTCGCTACCGAACTTTGATAGCCAGATTTTTAAAGAAATCACAGGGATTGATGTGGATGAGATTTCTTGATTTATTCGCCGGTATCGGCGGCTTTCGGCTGGGGATGGAAAAGGCTGGGCATACTTGTATAGGACATGTTGAAATTGATAAGTTTGCCAATATCAGCTATCAGGCCATCCACCAACCCAAAAAGGAAGAGTTTTATGCGGAAGATATCACGAAAATCACCAATGAAACATGGAAAGGTCTTGCCGGGACAGTTGACGTTATTTGCGCAGGGTTCCCCTGCCAGTCATTTTCCATTTCAGGAAAAAGGCAAGGATTTAATGACACTCGAGGAACTATGTTTTTTGAAGTTGCAAGGGCGACCGAACAAATCAAACCACGCTTTCTATTCCTTGAGAACGTCAAGGGGCTATTATCTCACGAAAGCGGGAGAACTTTTGCCATTATCCTCGGTATCTTGGATGAACTGGGGTATGATGCACTGTGGCGAGTGCTTAACTCTAAAGACTTCGGAGTACCCCAAAACAGAGAAAGAGTATTCCTTATCGGATATCTTAGAGGAACATGTCCCGGAGAAATATTTTCTTTCGGAAACGGTGGCAAAACGCCTGCGCGAGAGCATAAAGCAACAAATACCATTACAGCAAGATACGGCAATGCTCTCGGAAGCGGAAGTTATATTATTGAAAATCGGAAAAAGATAATACAGGTGGGGAATATCAACCCAAGAAAAGAAGCATTTGGCGGCAATCCTCAAGCTGGGAGATTGTACAGTGCAGACGGAATGAGCCCATGTTTAAACGGAATGAATGGAGGCAAAGTAATACCTTATATCATCCAAAAAGATAAGGGGTTTAATAAGGTCGGAGCAATCCGCAGGCTCACGCCGCGCGAGTGCTGGCGGCTTCAAGGCTTTCCTGATTGGGCGTTTGACAGGGCAAAAGCGGCTGGTGTAAGCGATACCCAGCTTTATAAGCAGACGGGGAACAGCGTAACGGTTCCGGTGATTTATGAGATAGCGAGGAGATTGAAATGACCAGAAAAGAAACAACAAAACGATTATCGTTTCTTATAGAGCAAAAGATTGACCCAAAACACGATTCGCGCATTTATTGGGCGAAAGAAGTAACTTTTGATTACCGAACGAAAAACGCCGTAAGGGTGGATTATATGATGTTTCAGCCAGTAAATAACACGATATCCGGGATTGAGAAAGGCGACTTTTATTGTTATGAAATTAAGTCGTCGGTAGAAGATTTTAAATCAAAACATGGTCATAACTTCCTCGGAGATTTTAACTACTATGTTATGCCCAGAAAAGTCTATGAAGCGGTAAAAGATATGCTGCCGTATGGGGTGGGAGTATATGTGACGGATGAAGATTGCAGGCTCGCTTTGTATAGCGTAAAACAAGCCAACCGAAAAAACCGGGCGCGGCCGGTTAGTGAAATGCTACTGATGATGTTCCGGTCAGCAGCAAGAGAAAGGGGAAGAAAATGAAAATCAAACTTACAGAACTTTATTTAAAAAATTTCAAATCAGTAAAGGAAAAGGCCTATTCCTTTGGAGATAGTACAAAAATCGCCGGAGCAAATGGCACGGGAAAAACAACGGTTTATGACGCCTTTTGCTGGCTGCTGTTCGGGAAAGACAGCAGCGGGCGGGCGGAGTTTGAAATTAAGCGTAAAGAAAATGGTGAGGTATTACACAATCTGGAATATTCGGTGCGGGGAGTATTTGAAGTTGATGGAAAAAGTATTGCTTTTGCAAGAGTTTTAACGGAAAAATGGGTTAAAGCCAGAGGAGCCACCGAGAAAGCATTTCAGGGCAATACAACGGAATATTTTATCAATGAAGTTCCGGTTAAGCAAAAGGAATACGATGCCAAACTGGCGGAGCTTTTCCAGTCCGATATTTTTCAAATGCTTTCCGATCCGGCGCACTTTGCTGGCAAAATGCACTGGAAAGACCGGCGGGAAGTGTTATTTTCCCTTTTGGGCAGCGAGGTTGCAGAGGAAGATATTTTCCTTGTTTATGCAGGGCTACGGCCACTGGAAACAGAACTAAAAGAAAAAACGATTGATGAGCTGACAGCACAGCTAACCTATCAAAAGAAAAGGCTGGTAAAAGAGCGAGAAGAACTGCCGGTCAGGATTGACACTTTAACCGGTGAGATTTATGAGGGAGATGCCTCGGCGTTAGAGTTTCGGGCAAACTTTATACGGGGCGGTATCAATTCGACAGATAGAGCCTTACAAAGCGGGCAGGCAGTCAGCGAGAAGAAGCTGGCTTTGCAAAAAGAGATTTACGAGAAAAAGGCAGAACTGGCAAAGAGAGAGGTGGAAATTACTGCAAAAGTCGCAGCAAGAGCAGCAGAAAATGACCCAGATTCTCAAAAGAAACGGCTTACCGACAAAATAAAGGCAACTAAGGCGGCAATAAGCGAATTGGATCTTAAGATGTCCGGCTTAGAAAGAGAAACGGCGGACTATGAAAAAGAAATCGAATCACTCCGGGCGGAGTATATGAAAGAAGCGGGAAAAGAGTTCATCCTGACCGAGGGTGGAACGCTTTGCCCGACTTGTAAGCGGGAACTGGAGAACGCCGAGGAACTCAAAGAGGAAATGAGAGCCAATTTTAACGTTGAAAAGGCGGAGAGACTAAAGCGAATACAGGACAAAGGGAAAAGGGCGAAAGAAGAAAAAGAAAGACTTTTAAAGAAGCTTTCCCAGATAGTAGAAGAAAAAGAGAATCAAGCGGGGAAAGTGATAGATCTTGTAAATGAACTGGAAAGTTTGCCGGTGGTGGAAAAACTTGACGTAGAAATAGAAAAAAAGACAGCCCTTTTGGCAGATGCCGAATATCAGAAAATCAAGCAACAGGTAGCGGAGAAAGAAAAGGAACTAACGGACATCAAGGAAGATACAGCAACAGCAGAGCTAAACGCTAAAAAGGCAGAAATGCAGGCAGAGCTTGAGGAAGTCTTGCAAGAAAAGGCAAAGATGGAACATTCCGCAGAAATAAGAAAGAAAATAAAGGAGCTGGAAACAGAAGAAAAGAAGATCAGTGGTCAGATTTTGGATATTGAAAAGATGCAGCATTTAGCGGAGCAATATTTAAGAGTAAGGAGCGAACTAATTGAACAGCGGGTCAATGACCAGTTTGAAAATGTTCGGTTTAAACTTTTTGATGAGCAGGTCAATGGCGGGATTGCGGAATGCTGTACAGTTATGGTAGGCGGAGTGGAATATAATTCAGCCAATACCGCCGGAAAGCTAAATGCTGGGCTTGATATCATTGGCGCTTTATCAAAGCACTATGACTATTCGGTGCCGGTGTGGATTGACAACAGGGAAAGCGTTACTAAAATCATAAAAACAGCAGGGCAAGTGATCAGCCTTGCAGTAGAAGAGGATAAAACAGAACTGGAAATCAGGGAGGATTAAAAAATGGCGAATGATATTCAAATGGTGGCAAATGATTTAACGGAGAATGTGCTGGCAAAAGTGAACGAAATGGAGAAAAGCAAAAAAATTGCTTTCCCGCCGCATTACAGCTATGCCAATGCATTAAAGGCAGCGCAGCTGGTTCTTTTAGAAACAAAGAAAGATAATAAGCCGGTGCTGGAAGTGTGCAGCAAAGGCAGTATTGTTAATGCCCTGTTGGGGATGGTAACCAAAGGGCTAAATATTCAAAAGGGCCAATGTTATTTCATTCCTTATGGCAATCAGCTTACTCTTTCGGTATCGTATATGGGAAAAATTGCAATGGCAAAGCGTATTGGCTGGATTAAGGATGTAAAAGCTTATCCGCTTTATAAAGGAGATACCTTTGAAACGGTCTTTAATCCCGAAACCGGAACGCTGAAAGTCAAGGAATATGCACCAAAGTTTGAGAATATTGACGAAAACAAACTAATTGGAGCGTTTGCCATGGTGATTGGAAAGGACGGCGTGCTTCATACGGAAGTGATGAACATGACGCAGATTAGGAAGGCTTGGGAACAGGGAGCAGCTAAAGGCAATAGTGGCGCTCATAAAAACTTTGGGGAAGAAATGGCTAAAAAAACGGTAATCAATCGGGCAATTAAGCTGTTTATCAATACATCCGATGATAGCAATTTAGATCTTGATGACGATATGCCAGAAAGCGCTTATATTGATGCAGAGGTAAGGGAAGTTGATGAAGATGTTAATGAGGCAGCTAATTCTGAACTCATTGACTTGCCGGAAGAAACAGAGACATTGTCAGAGCCGAAAGAAGAAAATAAGCCACAAAAGCCAGCGATTGACCCGGGTTTTTAACATGATTTGCGAGGTCTTAGCCAGTGGCAGCGCCGGAAACTGCTATCTCTTAAAGGGAGAAAAAGAAACGCTGCTATTGGAGTGCGGGATTAAAATAAGGGAAATAAAAAAAGGTCTTGACTATAATTTGGACAGTGTTCGTGGGTGCTTGTGCACTCACGAACACAAAGACCATAGCAAGGCGATAGCGGACATGATAAAGCTGGGGGTTAATGTTTATGCCAGTCATGGGACATTTAAAGCGCTTGGGGTAAAAGGACATCACGCCAAGGAAATTAAGGCGGGTAAGGATTTTGCAGTTGGCGGCTTTCGGATTCTTCCATTTGACGTTTACCATGACGCAGCTGAACCGCTTGGATTTTTAATCCAGCATCAGGAAATGGGAAAGCTGATTTTCTTAACAGATACCTATTATTGTAAATACCGCTTTCAGGGGGTGAATCACTTTCTGGTGGAAGCCAACTATAAAGAAGAATATATTGAAGATGTGGCGATTGCCGGCCGGTTAAGAAAAAGCCACATGGAGATTAGGCGGACACTGGAGTTTTTAAAAACAAATGTTTCAGAAGAAACAAAGACGATTACGCTGATTCATTTAAGCAAGACAAGAGCAAACCCAGAGGAATTTGTCATCGCGGCGCAAAGGGCGCTGAGCGTGCCTGTAAGGGCGGCATTTTCAGGGCTTCGGGTTGAGCTTTAGGAGGAAGTATGAGTAGACCAACCAAACAAGGATTGGATTACTTTCCTGTTGATGTCCACTTTATGGACGATATCAAAGTGCGAAAAGTGCTAAAGGCTTGCGGAGCACAATCAATCGCAGTACTAATCAGCCTGCTGGGTAATATCTATGCAGATCGTGGGTATTATCTCGTGTGGGATAGTGATATGCCTTTTCTAATTGCTGACAAGGTTGGGATTAGCGAGGGCGCAGTACTGGAAATTGTAGGCAAAGCCGTTCAAGTGGGACTTTTTGATAGGGAACTTTTCAAAAAAAATATTCTGACTTCCCGAGGAATTCAGCGCCGATTTTTTGAGGCGGTAGCCAGAAGAAAGGAAGTATTTTACGAAAAAGAAATTTTACTTTTAGACGTTAATGTTGACAATAACTTAATTAATGTTGACATTAATCCGGTTACTGTATGCAATAACTCAGTTAATGTATGCAGTAATGAACAAAGTAAAGTAAAGAAAAGTAAAGTAAAGAAAAGTAAAGAAAAGGAAAGTAAAGAAAATATATATGTGCCTGCGGCACGCTACAAACAGGAGACAGCAGGCGTAGAGGAAGAATATCTTTTGAATGGCTCAACGTTCTTTCATGGGCGTTATAAAGACTATCTGGGTGATGACTTTGTGCCGGTAGTAAGACGTTCAAAAGAGCGGGGAAGATATGACGCGTTAAAGGAGTGGAGTAACAATGACAAGGGATGAATTTACGCCAATACTGGCGGGAATTATTGCAGTTTATCCAAACTTCAGAGTGGCCGAAAATACGGAATCCATTGAACTTTGGTATCGGATGCTGGCGGATTTAACCCGGGATGAGTTTGCGCTGGCCGTAGATCGGTATATTTTAAAAAGCCCTTTTCCGCCTACGATTGCAGACCTTAGAAAATGCGCAGCGGAAAAGCCGGAGCTAAAAAGGGATTGGTCGCTGGGCTGGGGACTGGTCTTAGAGGCAATTCGCAAGTTCGGCTATTACAACGAAGAAGCAGCGCTTTCCTATCTGGCCGAAAAGGATATCATGACCGCCGAAGTTGTAAGACGTCTCGGCTTTCAAAATCTTTGCCAGTCGGAGAACCTGCAGAATGACCGGGCAAACTTTCGGATGGCGTATGAGGTGGAAATGGATAAGCGCAGGGAATACGCCGCTCTTCCTGCCGGAATGAGAGAGCGCCGAGGGCTTAGCATGTCAAGGCTGGCCTTGGAGCAAAAAAGAAAGGCAGAAGATGTGATCAAGCTGTTGGCCGATAGTAAGAGCCTGGCACAGGATCAAGCAGAGAAAAAGCCGGATGAGGTTTCGGGCCTTAGCGGGATTGAAAAGCTTTTGGCGTATATTGAGAGGCAGAAGGGGGAAAGGAATGAATGAGTTAATAAAAATCGAAACAAGCGAGAGTGGAGAGCCAATTATTGGTGGCCGTGAGTATTTATATGATCGTCTTATACGATTAGGGGAGCTAATGGGAGATGGGTGTCACTTAGAGGCAGATGGTAAGTGGATAGAGAAAGAATACAGAGACACCCTTAGGCTACTTGGGATAACTTCTAAGAAGCCCGTCCACAGAGATACAAAGAGTATCAATGATTTTATGGAGAGACGGTTAAAAGATGTTATTTGTGAGTGTGGCGGAAAATTATGTCAGAGCAGGAAAGGCTCATTTATAGCCAAGTGCAGTATATGCGGTAAACGATATAAACTGGGAAAAAAAGTAAAAAAATAATGGTGTGCTGTCAATTATCGAGGCAGCTTAAGAAATGGGGGCAGAGCATGGAAGAAATCAAAATAACCCTTTACGGCAGGCCGATTACCAAAAAGAACAGCAGCCAGATTATATTTGACCGGAAAAACAAACGGCATATACTGATACCAAGCGAGCAATACCGGCATTATGAAAAAGATTGTTTAAAGCAAATCTCCGGGCGGCATAAGCTGGAACTGGATAGGCCTTGCAATGTGGAGGTGCTTTATTATATGCCTACAAAGCACCGGGTTGACCTTGTAAATCTGTTAGAGGGAACTTGCGATATTTTGGTAGAGGCTAAGGTGTTAAAGGACGATAACAGCAAGATTATAGTAAGTCATGACGGCTCACGGGTGCTGTATGACAAGGAAAACCCAAGGGCAGTGATAACGATACGGATGGAGAAAGGGGGAAATCAATGAAAACAAAAACTCTATATACTTGCGAAATTTGCAATACAGATTACGCAGACCAAAAAGAGGCGGCGAAGTGTGAGGTACACCACAATAAGAAACTAAAAATTGTAAGTCAGCGCTCATTGCCGTATTCACAAGACGCAAGTGGCTTTCCTATCAGTATTGAAGTGGAAGCTGAAGGGGGTAAGAGAGTAACATATAAAAAATAGGTATCTATTAACCCACGCACCAAGAAAGGAGTAAAACTAAGCACTGTTAATACAAGAGCGAACAGGCTTTAGGATGTGTGCGAGGGCTAATTTGGTATATATTCATCGCCCGCTGCCAATAAAAGACGGCGGGCATACACCAAATAGGAGTTAAAAAAAATGGGAATAACCGAAGAAACAAAAGAAATTATAAAGGCCATTGCAAATGGTGATTTAAAGGCAGCCAGAAAGGCGGCTATAGTGGTGATGCTAAATGACAATACACAAAAGAATAAGCATTTTGTGAATGCGTATAGACCAAAATTGGAGCTTACGGCAGAATTAAAAGAGCTGCCATATAAAATCGCAAAGTTTATTTATTGCATTGATGTAGAAAATACCTTTATTCCTGAAAGATATTATGAAACAGAGTTTTGCAAAAAGATTGCAAATAAAATCATTAGAGGGAATAGAGCTGCCGGAAAATTGGCAGAGCTTAAAATTCCATATAAAAATATCACTTTGATACACGGAAAACCAGGGACAGGAAAGACGGAATTTGTCAAGTATCTGGCATATAGAATGGACTTGCCGCTCTATTATCTGAATTTTTCGTCAGTAATAGACAGTCTTCTTGGCGGAACTCAAAAAAACATCAAAGAAATATTTGATTATTTGCGAGGGAATCCTTGTATTTTAATGATGGATGAGGTCGATGCGATCAGTTGCAATCGAGGAAAAGGTTCTGATGTAAGTGAAATGAGCCGTGTAACAATTACGCTGCTGCAGGAATTAGACCGATTAGAAAACAGCACGGTTCTAATAGCTGCAACCAATAGAATAGAGCTATTGGATAAGGCATTTATCAGCAGATGTTCGCTTGTGGAAGAAATGGAGCGACTAACAGAAAAAGAAACGCTTGAAATGATAAGGAAGTATACGGCAAGCATAAACATACTAATAAGCGACAGCGAAGCTAAAAAATTAATTGGTTTAGATACAAGGGAAATTTTGCAAAAATTGATTGAAATTATTGCAAGGGAATTGGAGGAAAAAGGTTAAGAACACATGAGTTAAAAATATATTCTGAAAGGTTAGGTGAAAGACTTTTGAATAGGGAAGAAATGGAAATGTTACACTTCAGCAAAGGAAAAGCAGTTGTGGAAATCGAGCCGTTTAACCAAAAGGAAAATGGCGGAAAAGGAATTACATAATGGGTTAGGGGAATGAAAAATGAATGCAGTTTTAAGATATCCTGGCAGCAAGTGGCGGATTGCGGATTTTATTATTTCGCACTTTCCGGCACACCATAGCTATTTAGAGCCATTTTTCGGCAGTGGAGCCGTGCTGTTTAATAAGTCAGCCAGCAACATTGAAACGATAAACGATCTAAATGGTGACGTGGTAAATCTATTCCGAGTAATCCGTGAAGCACCGGAAAAGCTGGCAAAGCAGGTCGCATTAACACCGTATAGCCGGTCGGAGTACGAGGTGGCATGGAGAAACAATGCAATGGATGAGATTGAAAAAGCCCGACTTTTCTTAATCAAAAGCTTGCAGGGGCATGGATTCCGAAGCAATGAAAAAACTGGTTGGAAAAACGATGTCATTGGGCGAGAGCGAAGTTATGCAGTAAAATATTGGAACGACTTGCCGGATGGTATTGTCAAGGCTGCAAAACGACTAAAACAAGTGCAGATTGAGCAGATGGACGCAATGGAAATAATAAAAAGATTTAATCATCAGGGCGTTCTAATTTATGCCGATCCGCCTTATTTACTTAGTACCAGAAGAAAAGAGCAGTATGACCATGAGATGACCGGCGAAGAAGAACATCAGCAGCTTTTGGAAACTCTGCTGCAACATAAGGGCTATGTCATCATCAGCGGCTATGACAACGAACTATATAATAAAACTTTAAAGAACTGGTCAAAAGCAAAAATTCAAAGCAATGCTGACGGCGGGCTATACCGAATGGAAACAATATGGATGAACTTTGAGGAAAGGCAGATAAAGTTAGAGATTTAGGTGGTGAAAATGAAACAAATGCAGGAGCTAAACAGCTTTTTAGAAGTAAAGGCGGGAGAGGGATTAAGCACTAAAACCATTACCGGCTACTTTTGGCGGATACTGGATTTTACAAAACACTATGATGAAATGACAGAAGAAAGCCTGACCGCCTATATCGAAGCGGCAGAAAAGCGAGGGGTTGGCAAGAAATCGCTGAGAATATACGAGCAAACCATAAAGCAGTTTATTGACTTTGTAAATGGTGCTTTCCCGAAAGAAGAAAGACAAAAGAAAAAGAAAGAAGGAAAAAAGCATCCGCTTTTAGGAATTGTAAAGGCGGAAAGCTATGTTGACAGCGGGGGGGATTTTAAGGGTTAAAGGTTCTCATGTGCCGGCACTGCTTAGTTGGTGCACAGCAGCAAGAGGAAATATTGATTTTGATTATGCGGCCACAAGGAAACTACGAAAAGAGCATAACAAAAAGTTGGGAATAAGGATCATCCGAAAAGTACCAGGTTTAAAATCAAAATATTAAAAAACAAAATATTAAAAAGCAAAAGGAAAAGGAAAAGGGAAAATGCGAGATTATCAACGGAAAAAGACGAAATATATTTTACCGAAAGCGGTTTATTATACGGTATTGTGGAAAATCAGAGATTACTACCGGTGCAAGGAAATGGCAAATGACCTGATTGAAGAAAAGAAAGAAGTAGCCGGAAGCGGCTGTAGCACGCAGATAAATGATAAAGTGGCAAAAACAGCAATTCGGAGGGAAGCTCTTTTGAAAGAAGTTAGAATCATTGAAGAAGCCTTAAAAGAAATCCCAGAAGAATACCGAATCGCCATTTGGAATAATATCCAATCCCGGCAGCCTTATCCGCTCAATGCCGACCGGTCAACCTATGGACGCTACAAGTCAAAGTTTATATTTTTGGCAGCGCAAAAATTTAATTTATTATAATGTTGCAACACCGGGGCAAAAAAAGTGTGATATGATATTATCATGAAAGAAGTGGGTGGCAGACATTTACTGATTTCTCCCTAACATGAAAGCATTTATCTTTTTGCAAGATAGGTGCTTTCTTTTTATCTAAAAGGAAGGGCGGGTGAGCCGTTGTGGCAAAAGGAAAATATCATGAGTGGCTTACCGATGAAGGGCTGCTTAAATTAGAGGGATGGGCGAGAGACGGTTTAACGGATGAACAGATAGCGCATAATATGGGGATAAACATAGCCACTTTATATGCATGGAAGAACAAATATAGCGATATTTGCGAGGCCCTAAAAAAGGGAAAAGATGTCATAGACACACTTGTAGAGAACGCGTTGCTGAAAAGAGCATTAGGATATACTTATACCGAAACAACAAGAGAGCGGGTGTTTAACCCAGAAACTGGCAAGGCCGGGATAGTTACCACAAAAGAGGTAGTCAAAGAAGTAATCCCTGATACCACGGCTCAAATCTTCTGGCTTAAAAATCGCAGACCGGATAAGTGGCGGGACGTAAAGAAGCTTGACGTTGACGGTCAGCTAAAGACCAATAATCCATTTTCGGATTTGACTACTGAAGAATTGAGGGAACTGATTAGAGGTGGATAGAGTTGAATACATTAAACAACAAGCAAAGATAGAACTGGCAAGGCGGGAGTTCTTTTTCTATTGCTATTTAAAAGCGCCGGAGTTTTACAAAGAAGACCGAAGATTTTTAGTTGACTTTTGCGATGAATTGCAAGATTTTCTTGTATCAGACGATGAAGCTATTATCGTCAATATGCCACCGCGTCATGGTAAGTCAAGGACAATCGGCTGTTTTGTGGAGTGGGTATTAGGCAATGACCAAAGCAAAAAGATAATGACGGGCTCGTACAATGAAACGTTATCCACAACATTTTCTAAAAACGTTAGAAATAGCATCATGGAGGAAAAAGCGGATGAAAATAAAATAATTTACTCCGATGTTTTTCCGGGCGTCAGAATAAAACAAGGCGACGGGGCAATGAATTTGTGGAGCCTTGAAAACGGGTATAATAACTATTTGGCCACATCTCCCACGGGTACGGCAACGGGTTTTGGTGCGGACATCCTGATTATTGATGACCTTATTAAAAACTCTTATGAGGCAAACAATGACTTAATTCTTGAAAAGCATTGGGAATGGTTTACGCAGACCATGCTTTCAAGATTGGAAGAGGGTGGGAAGATAATCATTGTTATGACCAGATGGCACTCTCAAGACTTAGCAGGCCGGATGATGGATGAGTTTAAAGAAGCAGGAACCAAATACCGTTTAGTAGTTTACAAAGCCGTGCAAAAAGACGGAAAGATGCTTTGCCCTGAGATACTTTCTAAAAAATCCTACGAGAATAAGCGTAGGTCGATGGGGATAGAAATTGCTGAGGCAAACTACCAGCAAAACCCAATCGACATTAAAGGCAGATTATATACGTCATTTAAGACTTATACTAAATTGCCTATGGACGAGCAGGGGAACGTTCTATACAGTGCAATCAAAAATTATACAGATACGGCAGATACAGGAAGTGATTATCTGTGTAGCATTGATTATTTAGAGTATAACGGCGAGGCGTATGTACTGGATATTCTTTATACAAAAGAGCCTATGGAAATAACGGAGCCCGCGACAGCTAAAATGCTGGCGAAAGATAAAGTCAATATCGCAAGAATAGAAAGTAATAATGGCGGCCGGGGCTTTTCCCGTGCGGTTGATAGGGAACTAAAGGCATTGGGGCATAATACAACAGTGATAGATTGGTTTTATCAATCTAAGAACAAAGTCGCTCGGATACTTTCAAACGCAACATGGGTAATGAATCATGTTTATTTTCCGATTAATTGGTCGGATCGGTGGCCAGAGTACTATAAAGCAATGGTGAAGTACCAAAGAGAGGGGAAAAATGAACATGATGACGCGCAGGATTGCACCACAGGAATAGCAGAAAATTGCGGGAAAGGTAAACGTTTTGGCTGGAAAGGAACAGGATGAAAGTTCAAGTATTAGGCACAGAATATACTATCAGGGTCATAGATAGGACGAAAGACAGCAATCTGGAAAGAATGGATGGGTACTGCGATCACAGTGCAAAAAAGATTGTCATTGATACTTTTCAGAAAATGCAGGGCGCTTTAGAAAATATGGAAGTGTATAAAAAGCGGGTAATCCGGCATGAACTAATTCATGCCTTTTTATTTGAAAGCGGATTAACCGAAGAATCATGGGCGAGAAATGAAGAAATTGTTGATTGGATTGCCTACCAGTTTCCCAAACTGTTAGAGGCATTTAAAAAGGTCGGAGCGCTTTAAGGAGGTGAAATCATGGACGCCATAGATATCAAATTTTATGAAAATGAAATAAGGGCATTGCGGTATTCCAAAAAATATAAAGACATGGCGACCGGCGAGAGATATTTTAAGGGCGACCATGATATCTTAAAACGCAAGCGCGAAGTGATCGGGGCAGATGGGAAATTGGTTGAAGTGAAAAACTTGCTCAATTATCATATTGTGGACAATCAATACGCAAAGATGGTATCCCAAAAATCCAATTATATTTTGGGCAAGCCAATTACAATCCGGACGGAAAATGCACAGTACGCTGTGGCGTTATCAAAAATATTCAATGCTAAGTTTATGCGGAGTATGAAACGAATAGCGCAGGGGAGCCTGAATCATGGGCTATCGTGGCTGTTTGTTTATTATGATGACAAGGGCATGCTCGGGTTTAAGCAGCTGAAAGGGTCGGAAGTTATCCCGGGCTGGGCGGACGAAGAGCATACGACGCTTGATTATGCGATTCGCGCCTATAAAGTTAATGGGTATGATAATGACACAAATAAGCAGATAACCACCGAAAAAGTCGAGATTTACCGCCCGGAAGGGGTTTATTACTTTGAGCGGAAAAACGGCAGACTGATTCCAGAACCGGAACGGCAAAAGGCCTATATTTACGATGGCGAGGAAGCGTTTAACTGGAACAGAGTACCGCTGATTCCGTTTCGGTACAATGAGGATGAAATCCCATTGATCAACAAAGTAAAGTCCTTACAGGATGCGATTAACCTGATTAAGTCTAACTTTCAAAATGTGATGACAGAAGATCCGCGGAATACGCTGATGGTTTTGATTAACTACGACGGTGACGACCCGGGCGAGTTCCGGCAAAATATTGCAACTTTTGGCGTGGTAAAAGTATCAACGATTGATGGGGTCGCTGGTGATGTCAAGACCTTGCGGATTGAAGTGAACTCCGAAAATTATAAAGTGATTTTGGATTTGCTCAAAAAAGCGCTGATTGAAAATGCTATGGGTTACGATGCCAAGGATGACAGGCTCTCCGGCAACGCCAATCAAATGAACATTCAATCCATGTACTCGGATATCGACCTTGACACCGATGGCATGGAAACAGAATATCAAGCGGCTTTTGAAGAACTGCTCTGGTTTGTGAATTGCTATTTTGAGCATATTGGGCTGGGCAATTTTGAAAATGAAAAAGTGGAAATTATCTTTAACCGGGATATCATGATTAACGAGAGCGATGTAATTGACAATATCCAAAAATCAGAAGGAATTTTATCCAGAGAAACTTTGATCGCACAGCATCCGTGGGTTGATGATGTTCAAGCAGAATTGGAAAAACTGAAACAGCAAGAGGAAGAGTATAACCCGTTTGCACAAGCCCAAGAAAGCAGGGACGGTGATGAGTAATTACTGGCAGGAGCGGTTTACGCAGTTAGAGCAAGCCATGAACGCTTATGGAAGAAGCGCACATGTTGAGGTTGATGAAGCGTTCCGCAAAGCGCAGGCGGAAATGCAAAAAGAGATTGATGTTTGGTATGCAAGGATCGCCAGAAACAATCAGATATCACTGAAAGAAGCCCGAAAGCTGCTATCTAAAAATGAGCTGACCGAGTTTCACTGGAGTGTAGAGGAATACATTAAGCACGGTGAGGAAAATGGGCTAAATGGGCAGTGGATGAAGCAGCTGGAGAATGCATCGGCTAAATATCATATCAGCCGCTTGGAAGCACTGAAAATCCATACCCAGCAGATTGCGGAAAAAGCTTTCGGCAATGAGCTGGATGCAGTAGATAGAATGGCAAGAAAGGTTTATACCGAGGACTACTATCGGGCGGCTTTTGAGATTCAAAAGGGTTTTGGCGTGGGCTTTAATATCGGCCAGATTGACGAAAACAGGTTAAGTAAAATTATAGCAAAGCCTTGGGCGGCGGACGGCAAGAACTTTTCCAGCCGGATTTGGCAGTCTAAAACGGCAATGGTGAATGAACTGCACCAGCAGCTGACGAAGACATGCGTTTTAGGGAAGTCGCCCAGTGATGCCATCGCAGAACTATCGAAATACGTGGATAAGCGTTTTAAGACATCAAGAGCGCAGGCGGGGCGGCTGATCATGACAGAACAAGCCTTTTTTGCCAGTGCCGGACAACGGGATTGCTATCAAGATCTGGGCGTGGAAGAGTTTGAAATAGTGGCAACGCTGGATAATCACACATCGGAAATCTGCCGGTCTATGGACGGAAAACATTTTCCGATAAGTGAGTATATAGAAGGCGTGACCGCTCCCCCCTTTCATGTGTGGTGTCGTTCCACGACGTGTCCTTACTTTGATGATGAGTTCACAGCGGATAGCATGAGGGCGGAAAGGGACGCAGACGGAAAAACAGAGTATATTCCGGCGGATATGAAGTATGGGAAATGGAAAGAGAAATACATTTTAGATATTAAGGGAGCAACACAAGCGGAAAGAAAAGCGCTGAACAGTTATTTGGGATTTGAATCCTACCCATTAAATGAAGCGCTTAGAAATGGGGAAACCTTGACAGCAGAACAAGTGGAAATGGTTGAGAACCTTGATTCGCTTTTAGACAGATTGCCTAAGTATAAAGGGGACCTTACAAGGTCGTTGTATTTCCGTTCGGAATATGATAAGATTGAATTCCTAGAAGAGTATAAAGTCGGGCAGGAGGTAATGAATAGTCAGTATTTGTCAACAACGAAAGGGGATATTTATAATCCGAATGGGCAAGTCCAAATAATTATAAACAATGCTAAAAATGGAATTGACATATCGGCTATCAATACTGACGAGCAAGAAGTACTTTATAGGAGAAAATCAAAGTTTCGAGTAATTGATATTACTGAAGAGGAAGGGAAAACCTATATTCGCCTGGAGGAGGTCGATTGATATGAGTGAGGAGTTGAGACGTGGGATTCCAAAGTTCGAAGTAATTGGAACAAGAACTTTTACCGAAGAAGAAAAGGTAGAGAATAGAAGGAAAACTATAGAATGCCTATTAAGGCTGGGAATCATCAAACCCGGAGAAGAGCACAAGGTAAAGGATGTAGATACAGGCAAAATGGAAAGAGATTATTTAAAGAGGCAGAAAAATGAGAACACTAATTAAAAAAATCAAACTCCACAACTGTAAGCTTTATCAAGTGATGGCTGGAAACCGGTATTTATTTGCAGATGTAGATGCAAGACTGGAAGTTTATGAGGATTCCCATGAAGTTTCTATTTTAGGCGAGAGAACCTGCAAGGTGAGAAAACAAAAGATAAGTCTTGTCATTTGCTCTGATGTTGGCAAAGACTTTGATGAAAAGGCAGTATACCAAATCACAGGGGATATGTTGCGGGCAGATGGTATCTATGAGAGGTTATATTTCGATAACCCCATACCGGTTGAAATAGACCTTGATGGCGATTGGGTGTTTGAAGCAGAAATACCAAATGTTGTAAACAACTTAATATACTAAAGCACTAAGGCAATCGCCGAGGTGCTTTTTTCATGCCGGTATGTCAAGGCGTAAAACCGATGAAACCAACTAATCACATAGGAGCAACCCTGTAAAAAGCGTAAATGAAAGGAAGGATAAAAAGTATGAAGAGAGCAGAATTAGAAGCATTAGGATTGACCAAGGAACAAATTGACGAGGTGATGGACAAAAATGGCAAGGATGTAGAAGCGGCCAAAGGGAACCTATTGACGGTAACGACCGAGCGGGATAATTTGAAAGCGACGGTTGCGGAGAGGGATAAGCAGCTGGAAGGGCTGAAAGCATCGGCCGGAGACACGGAAAAACTAAAAAAGCAGATTGAGGACTTGCAGGCCGAGAACAAGGAAAAGGATAAGGCTCATGCAGAAGAACTCCGGCGGCTGAAAATTGAGAATGCTGTAACAGCAGCAATCACAGCGGCTAAGGGCAAGAACGCCAAAGCCATTCGGGCGCTGCTGGAACTGGAAAAAGCAGAACTTGCTGAGGATGGCACAGTAAAGGGACTGGCCGAGCAGATGGATAAGCTGCGAAAGGCAGAAGATTCTAAGTTCCTGTTTGATTCGGAGCGGCGTATCTTGAAAGGAACAAAACCGGCGGAAGCATCCGACCCGAGCGAGCCGGGACTGACCAGAGCGCAGTTTCAAAGAATGGGTTACAAAGAACGGCTGGAGCTGTTTAATAATGACCCGGAACTCTACAATGAATTAGTAAAAGAATAAGAAAGGAAAGGTAAAAGAATATGCCAACTACAAAATTAAGTAATTTAGTAAACGCGGAAGTAATGGCGCCGATGATCAGTGCGACGCTTCCGAAAAAAATTAAGTTTTCCCCGATTGCGAAAATTGATGACACACTGGTCGGGCAGGCAGGGGATACGATTACGGTTCCCAAGTATGCCTATATCGGTGATGCCGAGGACGTAGCGGAAGGTGTTGCTATGGGGACGACGGTGCTTACTGCGACTTCTACCAAGGCAACGGTGAAAAAGGCAGGAAAAGCGATTGAAATTACTGACGAGGCGGTGCTGTCCGGCTATGGCGACCCGATTGGCGAGGGAGCCTCGCAGCTGGGGATGGCGATTGCGGCTAAAGTGGATAATGACTGCCATGCTGCGCTATCAAAGGCATCGTTAAAGCACGATGGTACGGCCGCAGCGATTTCGTATAACGGAGTTGTGGATGCACTGGATAAGTATGAGGACGAAAATGATGAGCCAGTGGATAAGATTATTTTTGTCCATCCCAAACAAGTTACGCAGCTGCGCAAAGACCCGTTGTTCTTGGATATTAACAAATATCCAATTACAAACGGCGTCATCATGTCCGGCATGATTGGCAGCATTGCGGGCTGCAAGGTGGTAAAGTCCAAAAAAATCAAGTTAAATACCGCCGGAACAGGTTACGAAAATCCGATTGTGATTGTCGATTTGAAAGACCCGAACGAAGACCCGGCGGCGGATAAGTTCGCAACAAGTGCGCCGGCGCTGACAATTTATATGAAGAGGGATGTAATGCTGGAGACAGACCGCGACATTTTGAAAAAAACAACGGTCGCATCGGCAGACGAACATTATACCGTTGTGCTTTCCAATGAATCGAAGGTGGTGCTGGCAACGTTTAAAAAGGAGGGCTAAAATTATGATGTTAAGGCGGTATCATAAAATTGAGGAACCGGAGCCTGTGCCGGAAGAGCCTCAAGAAGGAGAGCCTGTGCCGGAAGAGCCTCAAGAACCGGAGGTAGGGCAAAAGAAAAGCAGGAAAAAAGGCAGGTGAGCCTTATGCTGGAAAAGGTAAAGGCGAGATTAAAAGCGTTGGGATACGAAGCAAAAGACGAGGATAACATGGCCTTGTCTTTTGCTATTTCTGGGGTATGCAGCCATATCAAGAACTTTTGCAATGTAGCGGAAGTACCGGAGGCAGCAGAGCCGATTGCGGTTGATATGGCCTGTGGTGAGTTCTTATTTGGTCTTAACCAAATGGGGAAGCTGGATGATACCTTTGCGATAGAACCGGCGTTAAAATCCGTTAAAATGGGCGACACGGATATTGCATTCGCAGATGAGAAGTCAAAGGCGGATAAAATCAGCGTTTTGATTGCTACATTGCGGGAAAGGGCGGGTGATTTAGTATGCTTTCGCCGGCTCAGGTGGTAGCGGTTAGACGGCTCCACGAAAAAATGTATGACGGGAAATGTACGGTAATAGAATATCAAAAGAAGAAGAAAGCGGATAAGTCAACTGGCTTTGAGGAGATAGAAGTTCTAAAGGACCAGCCCTGCCGGCTTTCTTTTTCTACGTCCGAAAGCGCTGACAGTGGAGCGGCGGCAACGGGCATTGGGCAGGTTATTAAGCTGTTTTTAAGCCCGGATGTGGCGATTAAGGCCGGCTCTAAGATTATGGTTACGCAAAACGGAATAAGGGAAGCGTATAAAAATAGTGGTGTTCCGGCTGTATATGCCACGCATCAGGAGATCGTTTTAGAACTTTTTACGAGGTGGACATAATGGCAGTAAAAATGGACGGCTGGAAGCGCTTGCAGGAAAACCTTGCAGAAAATGAAAAAGAGTGGCAGCTTTTTTATGAGCGCTGTACAAAAGAATTAGCGGCAAGACTTCTTGCTAAGGTGATTAAGCGCACACCGGTAGGGAAAAAGCCGGAGCATTTGACATCAGTCAAAAAAAAGACGGTAAGAGTAACCGGTGCAAGCGGAAAGTCGAGGACATTTTTTACCAAAGAAAGCGCAATTTTAAAATACTACTGGGAAGGATACCAGGGTGGCGCACTCCGCCGAGGCTGGACGGGGGGCGTAACGCAAAAGCCCGACGAATACCTAAATGGTATTAAGGTTACTAAGTCCGGCAATCAATATATTATTGAGATTATTAATCCGGTGGAATATGCTTCTTATGTGGAGTTTGGGCATAGGCAAACACCGGGGCGCTATGTTCCGGCGCTGGGCCTTAAGCTAAAAAAGAGCTGGGTACCCGGAAAACACATGCTAACGATTTCCGAAAAAGAAGTGCAGAAAATTGCGCCGGCTCTTTTGGAAAAGCGAATACAAGAAGCATTAAGGAGTGTGTTCGATGGTAAATGATTTAATTAGCGCCATTAGTTTGGCGATAGCGGGCGTGTTTGGCGATGATATGGACATTTATACGGAGTTATCCAATCAAGATTTAAATCCGCCTTGTTTTGCGGTCCAGTGCATCCAGATGGCAGATAAGCAGTATATCAATAACCGGTATCAGAAAGATAATCAATTTATGATTCTGTATTTTCCGGCTACGGCGGAAAGCAATCGGGAATGCCAAGAAACGGCAGATAAACTATTTAATTGTCTGGAAGTAATTGGTGATGGCTATCGGGCGTCGGGTATGAATGCGCAAGTGGTGGACGATGTTTTGCAGTTTGAAGTCAGTTATGATTTCTTTGCGGTTAAGCCAATGGAAAAGGTAGATGACATGACAGCTTTCACGCTGGCTATGAAAACCGGAAAGGGGATTTAAAGATGGCAAAGAAAAAAGAAGAAACACAAGATGTCTTTGACAAGAAAACGCTTTTGCATTCGGAGCGGTTCGCTGGTTACCGGGACGCGCTAAGTGTTCTGGTTCAAGACGGAGAAAAACTTACGATTGACCAGGCAGAAGCAAGAATAAAACAATTTATGAAAGAGAGGGCTTAAGAATGGCGTTAGGCGGCGGAAAATTTTTAACACAAAATAAAGCGCTTCCGGGCGCGTACATTAACTTTGTATCGGCAAGCAGAGCGGCGGCGGAATTATCCGACCGGGGGATTGCGGCGATGGCGTTTGACCTTGATTGGGGCGCAGCCGGTGAGGTGATGGAAGTAGCGACGGAAGATTTTCAAAAAGACAGCGTCAAACTGTTTGGATATGATTTTGGGCATGAGAAATTAAAAGGGCTGCGGGATTTGTTCCGTAATATTCGGCTTTTATATGCTTACCGGCTAAATACCGGCGGTGCAAAGGCCGGCAACACATACGCGACGGCCAAATACGCCGGCACGCGCGGCAATGATCTGAAACTGGTTATTCAAAAGAACGTGGACGATCCGGCGGCATTTGATGTTGCGACTTATCTTGGAACGGTTCTGGTAGATAAGCAAACGGTAAAAACAGCGGCAGAATTAAAAGCGAATAGTTATGTTGACTTTAAAGGAGCAGAGCTGCAAGTAACGGCGGCGGCACCGCTTTCCGGCGGCAGTAATGGAACGGTAAATGTGGCGGCGCACCAAGCATTTCTGGATAAGATTGAAGCTTACGGGTTTCATGCGTTGGGATACGCAGGCGACAATGTACAGATTGCTGGGCTATATGCTGCCTTTACCAAGCGGCTAAGGGATGAGGTTGGCGCTAAGTTCCAGACGGTGCTTTATAACACCAAAGCCGATTATGAGGGCGTTATCAATGTCAAAAACCAATGCACGGGAACCGAAGCGGGGCTTGTTTATTGGGTAACCGGTATCATTGCGGGCTGTCCGGTCAATAAGTCAAATAGCAACAAAAAATACGACGGTGAGCATGAAGTTATCGCGGACTTTACCCAAAAGGCGCTAACCGAAGCGGTAAAGGCGGGCGAGTTTACGCTGCATAAGGTGGGAAAAGAAGTTAGGGTATTGGAAGATGTCAATTCTCTGATTACGCTGACCGAGGAAAAGGGCGAGGATTTCCAAAATAATCAGGTCATTCGGGTGCTTGATCAGATTGCCAACGACATTGCGGCGCTCTTTGCTACGAAGTATAACGGCAATATTCAAAACGATAAAGCTGGCCGGGTTAGCTTGTGGTCGGATATTGTTAAGCACCATGAGCGGCTGCAGGAGATGGGAGCAATTAAAAACTTTACGGATAAGGATGTCGAAGTATCTGCCGGCGAAAGTAAAAAGGCGGTAGCAGTGGTTGACCGGGTGACGGTAACGGCGGCCATGACGCAGCTTTATATGATTGTTCAGGTGGCATAGGGGGTGATGACATGGCAAATGTAAGAATGAAAGCAAAGGATACGATTTCCGCAAAGCTTGCGGAATGTTTTGTTACTATTGACGGAAACCGCTACAACTTTATGCAGGCGATTAAGCTGGAGGCCAAGTTTGAAAAAACAAAAGTTGAAGTTCCGATCCTTGGCCAGACCGGCAAAGGCAATCGTTCAACAGGCTGGAAAGGAACGGGTTCTGCTACGTTTCACTTTAACACTTCCCTTTTCCGCCAGATGATGGAGCGGTTTAAAAATACCGGTGAGGATGTGTATTTTGAAATCCAGATCACGAACGAAGACCCGACCGCAGCGGTTGGCCGGCAGACAATCGTGTTAATTGACTGCAATATCAACGGCGGTATTTTGGCAAAGTTTGATGCTGACGCGGACTATTTGGATGAGGACATGGATTTCACTTTTGAAGACTTTAAAATGCCGGAAACATTTAAGGAACTTCTGGGCATGAGATAGGAGATGCTATGGAAAATTTGGAACGATTTTTAAAGAAAAACAAGGTTAAGCGGGAAAATGTGCTTTATGCGCCGACAGCGTCCCTTACGGACGAAAAGGGGGCGCCGTTAAGGTGGGAAATCCGGCATTTGACAGCAACGGAAAATGACGACCTGCGGGAGAGCTGCTCTTATGATGTACAGATAACCGGTAAGCCTGGCCAGTTCCGGTCAAAATTAGATACCTCGAAATATCTGGCCAGATTAATCTGTGCGTCAGTAGTCAGCCCGAATCTGAACAGCAAGGAGCTGCAAGATTCCTACGGCGTGATGACACCAGAAGATTTAATCCGGCAGATGGTCGATTTACCTGGCGAATACGCCAGATTTACCGAGTTTATTCAAAAATTGAATGGCTTTGATGAAACACTCAGCGACTCGGTAGAAAAAGCAAAAAACTAATCGAGGAGGACAGTATGGCGGCATACGCCTATTATGCCCTCCATAAGTTAAGGATTTTACCGAGCACTTTTTTGGCTATGGAGCGAGAGGAAAAAGCATTTGTCATCGCGTCTATTCAATTGCGTGCGGAAAAAGAAGAGAAGGAGCGCAGAAAAGCGGAAAGGGGATAACGACAAATGGCGAGTATTCAAACACAAGTAGGCATTGTCGATCGCATGACGGCGCCGATTCAGTCTATTATGGGGGCGGTTAGCAGCATGGTAACCGCCCTTGAAAATGTTGATGCCGCAACGAATAAGGGCTTTGATCCTTCGGCGGTATTGGCAGCAAGGCAAGCCTATGATATGGCGAATGCGGAACTGGAGGAGATTAACGAATCCCTCCGGCGGGCTGCGGAAAAGCAAGAAAACCTAAATAATGAAATTAGCCGAGGAAGTATAGAGATGGGCGGACTTTCCGGTAAGGCTATGGGACTCGTCGGGGCCTACGCTGGGATGAGTGGGATAAAAAAGATGATGGGCTTGTCTGACAGCATGTCGCAGATTAACGCCAGACTGAATATGATTAACGACGGCCATCAGGAACTAAATGAGTTGCAAGACATGATTTTTGCGTCTGCCCAGCGTTCCCGGGCAGGTTTTATAGAAACGGCGGATGTGGTATCAAAATTAGCACAAAAAACAAAAGGCGTATTTGCCAGCAATGCCGAAACAATCGCTTTTGCGGAAGTATTGAATAAAAGCTTTGTTGTTGCCGGTACAACTCAGCAGGAGATGGCATCAGCCAGTTTGCAGTTAACACAGGCGTTAGGTGCCGGAGCGCTGCGGGGCGATGAGCTGAACTCTATCTTTGAAGCAGCGCCTAATCTAATTCAAACCATTGCGGACTACATGGATGTTGACATTGGAAAAATCAGGGAATTAGCTGGTGAAGGGAAAATCACGGCAGGCATTGTTAAAAATGCCTTATTAGGGGCAGCGGGCAGTATCGATGAGCAATTTGAAAAAATGCCGATGACTTGGGCGCAGGTATGGACAGGTATCACAAATCGTCTGATTTATGCCTCGCAGCCGCTACTGAACATGATTAGTTATATAGCCCAGAACTGGTCGGCCATTGAGCCAATTGTTCTAAGTCTGGCGATAGCTGTTGGCGTTTACGCAGCAGCGCTCGGCTGGCATAACGCGGTGCAAATGGTATCAAACTTTTTAAGCACGGTTGCGGCGGCCAAATCTGCGCTAAAAGCATGAGCGACACTGGCGGAAGCGGCGGCGACCAAAACGGCGACCGGCGCGCAGGTTGGGTTAAATGCGGCGATTCTTGCCTGTCCTGTTACATGGATTGTGCTTGCGATTTTGGCGGTTATCACGGCAATTTATTTGTGGGTGCGTTCCATTCGGGAGGCGGAAGGGAAAACAACATCCTTTATCGGCGTTGTTACTGGCCTTTTTGCGCTTGCTGGGGCAAGCTTATTAAATACCTTTGTGGTTCCGTCATATAATGGGATAGCTTCGTTTATTAACTTTTTAGGAAATGCTTTTAATAATCCGATTGCCGCTATTCAGGTGCTATTTTATGATTTGGCGCAAACAGTAATCGGATATATTCTTACTATGGCAGAAGCGCTGGAAGCATTGATTAATAAGATTCCGGGTATGTCGGTTGATATCACCGGCGGTCTGCGGTCGTTTTATAATCAAATAGAGAATGCCTCAAAGAAAGTCAAGGACGAATCCGGCTGGGTTGAGTATGTTAAAAAGATGGAGTTTGTGGGCTATGATACTGCATTTGACAAAGGATATCAATTTGGCGAGGGAATTGGACAAACAATGAATGGCTGGTTTAGCGGAAATATGCCTGCGTTTAATCTGGGCATGGACACCAGCCAGATTGAGAGCATTAGCAATGACACCAGCGACATTAAAGATTCGGTTAGCACTACAGCAGAGGAATTAAAGTTCCTCAGAGATTTAGCAGAAACGGAAACCATTAACCGTTACACGACTGCTGAAATCAAGATTGATATGGGCGGTATTACAAACCATGTGGCACAAACGGCTGATATTGACGGGGTGATTGATCGTTTGACCGAAAAAATGGAAGAATCTATCATGATGGTGGCAGAAGGGGTGCATTAAAATGGCTTATCGGTTTTATCTTGACGGCGTGGCCTTACCGGTTACGCCGTCAAAGGTTACGTTGAAAATCAAAAATAAAAATACAACGGCACGGCTAATTAATGACGAGGAAATTAACATTCTAAAATCAGCCGGATTAACAGAGATTAGGTTTAGCACGATGATTCCTCATGTGTCTTATCCGTTCTCCTTTTACCCGGATGGTTTTCGTCCGGTGACCTTCTATCTGGAAAAACTGGAAAAACTGAAGATGGGAAAAAAGCCGTTTCGTTTTTTGATTGTGAGAACATTCCCAGACGGAAAACCGATATTTGATACGGATATGCGGGTATCGTTAGAGGATTATGACGTTACGGAAGACGCCGTAGCCGGGCAGTCGCTGACAGTGAATATCACTTTAAAGCAATACACCGAATACGGGACAAAGCATGCCGAAATCAAAAAAGGAGCGGCGGCAGAGCCGACCACAACAAAGAAACGGCCGGAGGATAACGCGCCGGCCGCTAAAACGTATACGGTGGTAAAAGGTGACAGCCTGTGGGCAATCGCGAAAAAGCAGTTAGGAAACGGGGCGCGATATATGGAGATTTATAATCTCAATAGGGATAAGATTAAAAATCCAAACTTGATTTATGCCGGTCAAGTGTTGACACTTCCGAGGTGATTATGGAACTTTTTATCCATCATGGCAATAAATTATATGAGCCGGTAGTAATCGGCGATATTAAATGGGAAACAGAGAGGAAAGGACAGCCCGGAAAGCTGTCTTTTTCTGTGCTTGCCGATGGGATTCTTGATTTTACCGAAGGTGCCGCGGTTCAGTTTGATGATGTGTTTTTTGGCTTTGCATTTAAAAAAGACCGAAGCAAAGATAAGGTGATTAAAGTTACCGCCTATGATCAGCTGCGGTATCTTAAAAATCAAGCCACTTACCAATATCAGAACGCAACAGCCGCCGAGGTAACAAAAATGCTGGCCAGCCAGTTTCAGCTGCGGGTCGGTGAAATTGAAGATACCGGCTACAAAATACCGCTGCGAATCGAGCAGAATAAAAGCCTGAATGATATGATTCAGAATGCGCTGGATATCACGCTGCAGGCCAGGGGAAAGAT